GACTGCTCTAAACTGCACACCTACAAATACAACGAAGACCTGTTCCGTAAGGTTACAACACTTGCAAACGGCAAGAATCATGGTCTGGTGTTTGTTTTGGACTGGTCTGGTTCGATGAGTCGTGTGATGTTGGATACTGTAAAACAACTCTTCAATCTCATCTGGTTCTGTAAGAAAGTTAATATTCCTTTTGAGGTTTATGCCTTTACGAATAGTTATCCAATCATTAAGTATGATGAGAATAACAAACCAATTTTTCCCGAACCTTCATATCAAAAGAAGGAAGGTCTTCTTCGGGTTGATGAATATTTCTCCCTGCTTAATATGCTTACTAGTAAGACAAATGGTAAGACACTAGAAGACCAGATGTTGAATATCTATCGTATTGCCTGTAATTTTAGTGACCAGCATTATACTAAGTATGCTGTTCCGGTTGGTTTGGATTTATCCGGTACTCCTCTAAATGAGGCTTTGATTACACTGCACGAAATCCTGCCCACTTTCCAGAAAGAAAATAAATTGCAGAAAGTTCAGTGTGTAATTTTGACTGACGGTGAAGCAGCACCCCTGAAGTATTATAAAGAGTTCAATCGTCGTTATGAGGATGGACCTTATCTTGGTCTCAATTCTGTTGGAACAAATGGTTTCCTGCGTGACCGTAAGACTGGAAATACTTATTCTTTGAATGTTGAGTGGTATGGTTTTACTGATGTGCTACTTCGTAATCTCCGTGATAAGTTCCCTACCGTTAATTTTATTGGTATGAGGATTTTGGAATCACGTGATGCTAATAGTTTCATTCGTCGTTATACTGGGTATATCGGCACTGAGTATGATAAAATTACCTCTTCTTGGAAAAAGGAAAAAACCTTCTCCATTAAGAACTCTGGTTATCATACTTACTTCGGTCTTTCTGCAACTGCCCTTGCGAATGATGCAGAGTTTGAGGTTGCCGAAGATGCTACTAAAACTCAAATCAAAACTGCTTTTGTGAAGAGTTTGAAGAGTAAAAAAATGAACAAAAAAGTTCTTGGGGAGTTTGTGGAATTGGTCGCCTGAATAAATAATTGAAAAGTATTTGTAAAGATGAACTCACAAGAACTTCGCAATCTTCAAGAGGCATATAATCAGGTTTATGAACTTGATGAGAATAGAATGGCTTCTCGTATGGAAAAGATGCCTTCAGCACCTGCTAAAGTTGGTAAGGCAACTCATTCAATCAAAGATATTGCTCCTTCAAAGGCACCATCACCAAAAGAAAAAGCAAAGGCAAGAAAGGCACTTGGACTTAATGAAGTATCTAATGCAAAAGTTGCCGCAGTAGGTAAGGCACGTCAAAAAAACGTAGATAAAGCATTTGATAAACTTGATGATAGTCGTGGCTCCAGTCAAAACTTGGCAACTGCTATTAGTAAACAGCAAAAAAATCAAAGACTAAGTGCTAAGAGGGATAAAAGAAATGAAGAAGTAGACCTCTACGACATCATTCTTTCACACCTTCTTGATGAAGGTTATGCTGATACTCAAGAAGCAGCAACTGCTATTATGGTCAATATGAGTGAAGATTGGAGAGAGAGTATTATGGAAGAGATTGAGCAACTTGATGAAAGTTACAAACCGATGACTAAGAAAAAATTAGATAGAATTGAAACAAAATCACAAAAAGAAAAAGATAGAATTGCATCAGGAGAATCTAAATCTCCTTGGGGTGGTATTGGAAATCGGAGAACAAATCAAATGGATAGGGTTGTAGATGCGTTTGGAAAACGAGGAATTTATTATTCATCTGGAAGAACAATTGGGCCCAAAATATCAAAAGCAAAAGAAAAAGAAAATAGAGCAAGAGGAACACAAAAAGAACAAACAGACCTCTACGACATCATTCTCTCACACTTACTTGATGAGGGTTATGCTGATACCGAACAAGCAGCACAAGTCATTATGGTGAATATGAGTGAGGATTGGAGAGAAAGTATTTGTGAAGGTTATGTTGAATTAAATAAAAAGAGGCAGAGAAGAATGACTGACTCTGCGATGCGTAAAATGGATAGTGATAAGTGGGAGCAAGCATATTCTATTGAAAATGAAAGAGATACTCAAACCCCAGAAGTATCTCAGGCAAAAGCAGCAGCAAATAAAAAGAGGGGTGAGGAGAAAAGGAGAGGTTGATGAATTAGTTGCCTGAATAAATAATCAAAAAAGTAGTTGTAAGATGAAGACTTTCCAGGATTTTATGATAGAATGTTATTCTATTCAAGAAACTTCTCTTACTCGTGTAATGAGCAAATCTGAAAAAGGTGGTATGGCAATTCTCTCCGGTCAAAGGGGAAACAAGTCAAAAGCAGAAAACAAAGCAAGATCTGCTAGAACCGAAAGAAGAATTAGGGGTGCTGGTCTTCCTGGTCCAACTAGAGTTTCTGGAAGATATACTGAAAATCCAGGAACCCCAGAAGAGAAAAAGGTAGGAGAGAAATCTCACGTGGTTTCTTCTGGCAAAATGGGCAAGAGGAAGTTTAAGAAGACAGTTGAGAAACTGGGCACAGAGGGTGGACTTAAGCAAAAAAAGAATGTAGAATCAGGGACATCAAAGGATGATCAGGACTCCGTTCTGATTCAACGCAAACCGGGAGGATCTGCTACACTAAAGGGAACTTCAAAAACATCTTGGCCTGGTAAAGGTAAAAATGTTGGAGTTGGAAAAATGAAACCCGGCAGAACCGGTGAATTTGATACTAAAGTTAAAAACAAAACATTTACTTATGAAGACTAAATTTCCACTTGAACATCTAGTCAAATCTGACACTAAAGAGGTATGGGTAATCTGTGATAGTGCGATTACTGCTATGGGTATTTCTGCAATTGTAAAAAAGTTTTATCCTGGTTATACCGGTAAAATTGCAAGCAGAGAAAACTTTGAGAAACTGAAGAACCAGTTGGTAAACTGACACAAGGGGGGTCCACGACCCCCTTTTTGCTGCTATAATAATCTCAGTTAAAAACAAAACGACCTAACTAGATTATGCCCCGCAAGATTTCCGTGACTGACGACCAATTGATTGCAAGTATTCAAGAACTTTATGGTCCAGAGGTTACTTCCGGTGACTTGAAAGGTTTTTGTGCCTCCCGTAGTCTTAACTATCAAACTGTGACCCGTCGTTTGGAGCAATTCAAGACTTCTCGTGGTCGTTGGAATCTAGAAGTTACGCAAGAGAAAGTGGAACAGATTGAACGTACTTACCAAGCACCTGCTGCTCTTCCTGCTGTGGAACAAAACCTTATTCCCGATAAAGATGATACCTTCGTCAAGTTTGGCAATTTTAATGATATTAAGAAAATTATCCAGTCCCGTATTTTCTATCCTGCGTTCATTACGGGTCTTTCGGGTAATGGTAAAACGTTCTGTGTGGAACAAGTTTGTGCTCAACTTAAGCGTGAATTGATTCGTGTCAACATCACTATCGAAACCGATGAGGATGATCTTATTGGGGGTTTCCGCCTTGTTAATGGCGAAACAGTCTGGCACAACGGACCAGTCATCGAAGCACTGGAACGTGGCGCTGTCTTACTTCTCGATGAAGTGGATCTTGCATCTAATAAAATCCTTTGCCTCCAATCAATCCTAGAAGGTAAGGGAGTATTCCTGAAGAAGATTGGTCGTTTCGTCAAACCTGCCTCTGGATTTACTGTAGTTGCTACTGCTAATACTAAAGGTAAGGGTTCTGATGATGGTAGGTTTATCGGTACGAATGTTCTCAACGAAGCATTCCTTGAGCGTTTCCCTGTGACCTTTGAGCAGTCCTATCCTGCCCCTGCCACCGAGCAGAAGATTCTGGAAGGTGTTGCTCTGGACTTGGGTGTAGAAGACCGCGACTTCTGCAAACGTCTTGTAGACTGGGCAGATACGATCCGTAAGACGTTTTATGATGGTGGTATTGAAGAAATCATCAGCACCCGTCGTCTGGTTCATATCATCCGCGCCTACAGTATCTTCCAAGATAAGGCAAAGGCAATTCAAGTCTGCGTCAATCGTTTTGATGATGAAACCAAGCAATCTTTCTTGGAACTTTATGACAAGTTTGATGCTGATTTCCAAATGCCTACCGAAGTATCAAATGAGGTTCTTCCATATCTTGACGAACCCAGTCCTTTCTGATATAATTGGGGAAGATTAATTATGACTTCCCCTTTTTCTTTATTGCAAAACTTTATGTCTGAAATTCCCGATAAAAAAGAAAATCCTACTTATATTGGATCTGGTCTTCCTGGTGGAATGTCCGATCAATCTTACTGGATTGATGATGGTATTAGTTTGACTGGAAATCCTTATACTGCTCCAGATCATCTTGTTCTTAATGCTCCAAATACTTTTACTCTTAAAACTGAACCTAAATTTGAGATTAGTTCTACTTCTAAACATCATTTTTGGAAATATAACGAAGATAAAATTCTCAAAGAAGTTGAGGATTATGTGACTACTACTTATAGCGGTCATTATTGCGGTGA